CGGCACGCCACACAGACTGGATCATCCACTGGTTGTGTGCGGCGCCGAGCCCGCCCGTCACCGGCGCGCTCAGGCCCAGGATCGTGTCGCCGTCCCCCGTGGTGTCCACTGTGGTCCCGCCGCCGGGTGGTCCCCCGGCACCAAAAGGAAACTCCCCCGGTCCCGACGCGAAAGTCACCTCCATGGCGGGACCGCCCAGGGCGGCGGCGGCGTAGGTCGAGCCGACGCCATCCTCCAGCGGCCAGTACACCAACGCGTCCGAGCGGGAGATAGCTCGGCGCAGCGGCGACTTCAGCGGCTTGGCGCCCTGCCCCAGACGGCGCAGGACGCCGGCGGCCTCAATGTCGACCCACACGTCGGTGCCGGGCTTGTTCCACGACGACGGCCACGCCACGACCTCACCGTGGAACCGCCAGTGCGCCCGTGCCGAAACCCGCACCGGAGTGTTCCGGCCGATCAGCCCGTAGTACGGGCCGGTCGGGTTGCGGGGACTGTACCGGCCGTCGGCGTTGTTGACGGCGAACCCGATCCGCGAGCGGGTGCGCTGGGACTCGTCGGCCCGGCCACGTTCGCCCTCGACCTGCGGGGCGTAGCGGACGTCGGGGGTGATGTCGACCCACGACCCGCCCACGAAGATCTCGAAGTGGAACTCCTGCGGCACCGACGGGAACGCGAACGGCGGCACCGACGCGCCCTGCCACGGGCCGGGGAGGTTGGCGTGCGTGCGGCGCCATGCGGTGATCCGCGGCGCGACGCTCGTAGCCATCAACCCTCCCACCAGCAGCAGCGCGACGAGCGCGCGGAGCCTCACTCGTCCCAGCAGACCCAGCACCGCATGTCCACCGCGGTCGTCGGTGTGGTCGCCCGGACCCGCAGGAACTTCGAGATGGCGACGATCGGGCGCTCGTCGGGCATCCACTGCCAGCCGTAGGTCAGTGGCGACTCGCCGGACACCGACGACAGCGCGACCGCGTCGAAGACCCGGGTAGCCGTGATGGAGCCCTCGGCCGTGCCGGTGTAGCCGGTCGCCGACGTGCCCAGGGTCAGCAGCGACGCCGGGGCGTTCGGGTCCAGCGGCTGCACTCCTGCGGCAATGTGCGCGGTGACGGTCGCGGCGACGTCGGTCTGCAACAGCTCGATGACGGCGTCAGCGCCGGGCGGGTCGTCGAGCGTGAACCCCCACGCGATCAACTGGATCTGCCGCGTGGCCGGCGTGGCAAGCTGCAACATGGTCTTGATGGCCGTGCCGGTGGACACCGCGGCCTGCGCCGCGGTGGTGGGCATCGGGCCGTTCCACGTCTTGTAGCGGTGCATGGTTCAACTCCCGAGTACGGTCTGGACGTTGCCGCCCTGGATGCGGATTTCCTTGCGGAGCCCCTTGAGCAGCCCCGTACCTTCGATGATCAGATGAACGGTGGTGGCGCCGGACGCGCCGGCCGGAGTGACCCGTTCACCGGCCTGCAACAGGGCCAGCACCTCCGTACCGGGCGTGCCGGGTACGACTCCACCGGAGTGCATCACCGGCAGGTTCGGCATGTCGAACCCCTTGCCGCCGATGCCTGGCACCCAGTCCGGCACCCGGAACGACAGCTTGCCGACGCTGCCGTTCCACAGCCGGGCAATCGCGTTGAACCCCGCCTTGAACGGTGCGGTGATGATGTCGGCCAGCTTCCCGAACGCCTTGCCGATCATCGACGGGAGGCCCTTGAGCCAGTCCCACACCGCCAGGGCGGCCGCTTTGATGCCGCCCCACGCCACCCGCCAGATCGTTTGAAACCAGTTGGTTTTTGTGGCGATCAGCACGATCACGCCGACCAGCAACACGATCCCGGCGACGATCAGCACGATCGGGTTGGCCAGCAACGCCGCGTTCAGCAGCCACTGCACACCCGCCCATGCCAGCGTCGCCGCCCGCACGATGCCGGACCAGGTGGCATGAGCCACCATCGCCACCTTGTTCGCCGCGAACGTGACCACCGTCTTCGCCAACGGGATCAGCGTGTACGCGGCGCCCTCGGCCAGGTCCGCGAGCCCGCCACCGGCGACCGCGAGCCCACCTATGAAGTCGCCCTTGGCCATCATGGAGAACCCGGCGAGGCTGTCCTTGGTGCCGCTGATGCTGCTCGCCACGCCCTGGAACTTATTCTCCGCGGAGTCGGCTACGTCGTTGGCCTTGTCGAACCCGGACGCGGCCGACTTGACGTCGCCCTCCATCGACTTCGCCGCCGAACCGACCCGGGAGAACGCCTGCTCCAGCTTCGCGGAGTCACCGGCGAACGTCAGCGTGACCTCGTTCTTGCCGGCCATCACTGCACCTCGATCCCGGCCTGGCGGGCCACGTCGAGCAGCGCGCCGGTCAGCACCTCTTGGAACGCGCCGGACGACGTCTTGTCGAAGTACGCGGCGTAGATGTAGCGGCCCTCCTTCAGGAACGCGCGCTTGACTGCCTTGCGCCGGCCCACCCGGCCGCCGAAGTCCAGCCATGGGTAGTAGGGGACCCGCTTGCCGCCACCGGCCACCCGCACCGCGGTACGCGTCGACCGGGCCCGGATCGAGGCGGCGGCCCGCCCGGACCGCTTGGGTACCCGGACGCGGGCCGCGCCGACCACCACGTCCGCGGCGTCGTTGAGCGCCACCCGCAACGCCTTCGGCAGGTCGGCGTCGAGCTTGCGCAGGTTGCGGGAGAACTCGGCCAGCCCGTCGACGCGGATCGCCTCGGCCATTGCCTCACCTCGCCTTCAGCCGTTCCAGCTCCTCGCGCTGCGCCTCTCGGCGGTAGTAGATGCCCCACCGCACGTACTCGTCAGCCGGCATCTCCGCTCGCAGCCTGGCCACCGTCATCGACAACTTCTGAGCGAGGAAGAACTCGAAACTCGCTCCCGGGGTCCGCCTCGAAGTCCTTGTAAGCCTGCTTGTCGGCGCCGTCGAACATGCCGGACAGCTCGGCGATGCGGCGGGACACCGGCTCGATCTCCCCAGCCGGAGCGTTCTTCTGCCACTGTCCGGCCTCGGCCTCGGTCAGCGCAGGGTCGACCATGCCCAGCGCGAGGATCCGCCGCTCCGTCGCCTCGACGCCCTTGGCGACCTGCACCTGCATCGCCTCGGCCCGGTTCAGGCCACGCACCCGCACCGTGCCGATCCCGGGGACCTCCACGTCCGCCTCGGGGAGGCGGGGTTTCAGCAGCAGCTCTTTGTCCACAGTGGCCTCCCCTACGACTGGTTGGTGCTAGTGACGGCACCGGCCAGCGTCATCTCGCACGACCACGAGACCATGTCGGCGACCGGGCTTGACTCGACGTACTTCTTGACGAGCACGCTGACGGAGTCCTGCGGCAGCCCCGATCCGGTGCCCTCCGGCTTGCGGATCAGCGTGACCACGGTGCCGATCAGCGGCTCGATGGTGTCCCGCGGCCCGGTGGCGCCGTTGTCGTAGATGCCGCCCATGGACGCAGCACCCTTGCCTAGACCGCCCTGGACGACGTGGTCAGTGGCGCCGTAGCAGGTGACGTCGTGCTCATCGGACTCACGCTCGAACGAGCTGGTGTTGGTGAACGCCGACAGGTCAACGGCGTTCAGGGTGATGACCGTGAGTCGGCCGTGTACGAAGGTCATGACTAGCTCCCTGATCCGCTGATGTCGAGCGAGAACATCGCCGCTATGTAGTCGGTGCCAGCGATGGTCACCGTGTCGAACTCGATGCCCGCCACCCGGACGGTGTGGAACGCCGAGTAGGCGCCGGACTCGAGCACTGCCTTGAAGCTCGCGGCCCCGGTGCCGTCGCAGTAGGCGCCCAGCGCGTTGCGGGCGGAGCGGTCGGACACCTTGCCCGCGACCACCACCACCGGCAGGGTCATCCGGTCCATGCCGCGCCCGTACGTCTCGTCGAACGTGACCGTTTCCGGGTACGACACGATCGCGGCCGGCGGGGTCAGCTTCGCGGTGGGGTAGGCGAAGCACCGCAGACCGGCGATCGTGTCGAGCCGGTTGGACACGGCGTCCATCACGTTGGCGAGGTTCATCAGCCCACCACCCGCGGACGGACCAGGCCGCGCAGCGACACCCCGACGTCGGGGTCCACACGCGACAGCAGCCGCAACTCTGAACCCTGGTCGGGAGAGCCGGCGATCCCGTACGGCGACTCGCGGCGGGACAGGAACCGTGACGCCTGCAGCAGGGTCGCCTGTTCCACCTGTACCGGCGCGGTGGTCCAGCCCCACTTGCCGGTCACTGTGACCGCGTACAGGTTCGTCGACACCGGCAGCACCGACGCGTCGACGTCGAACACGAGCCGGGTCCACGGCTTGCCCTTGGCGGCGGCGTTGACCGGTTCCTTCGTGAACGCGGTTGTGGTGCCGACGGTGGGCACCTCGACGATCAGCCCGGTGGTGGTTTGCAGGTCCTCGATGTCGACCACCCAGCGGCCCCGGTGGAAGTCCGGCCACGCCGTGAACGACCACGCCTCGGCGGCGGCCAGCAAACCGAACTGGCGGTTGCAGTGCTCGTCGACCGCGCGGGAGGCGGCAGTGATGGCGACCGCGACCTCGGCGTCATCGACGGTGTCGGTGATACGCGCGTACGCCTTCAGTTCTGCGCTGGTGACGTAGTCCGGTGCCCATGCCATCCCTGCCACCTCCCTTCAGCGAGGTCGGAACCCTTGCCCAAATTGGGCGAAGGTCAGAGCGTGCGGGTGTTGCCGTCCCGGTCGGTGACCGTGACCGTGTCGCCGGTCTTCTCCCACCGGTCGCCAGTCGCCGGGTCGGTGGCCTTGCCGTGGCGCTCCAGCTCGTCGCGGATGCCCTCCGACATCACGAACGTCCGCGGCCGGGACGGCTCGCGCGTCGGCTCCAGCTCGGCGATGCGGGCCTTCAGCGCGGCGTTCTCCTGCCTCAACGCGGCCAACTCCTCCGCCGCGGTCGGCTTGCGGGCCTCGTCGTCCTTCGCCATCGTCGTTTCCCTTTCAGCGCAACAGGTGAGCGGACACGGTGTAGGTGATCGAGTCGGCATCGCCGTGGGTCATCAGGACCCGCACCGACTCGGGCACCACGTCGGCCACGGCCAGGTTCGCCGCGACGGTGATCCCGGCCGCGATCTTCAATACCTTCGTGCTCACGGCCGTCACAGCCGCCGCGGTCAGGATGTTGAAGTACTTGCCGGACAGCACGTCGAACCCGTCGAGCGTGCACACCACGGACGGGGTCGCCGTGATCGCCGTCGCGTCGATGACCACGACCAGGCCCCGGGCTCGCTGGCAGTTGAGCACCACCGCGGTCGGCGTGGCCGTGCGCGCCGCGGATGCATAGACGGTTACCTCGGCCACGGCTCACGGCACCGGGTCGTAGGTGATCTCGCGGACACCGTTGATGTCGGAGATCACGGTTGCCCGATAGCCCCAGATCCCGATGTAGACATTCGCCACCTCGGTCTGGTCGATGGTCAGACGCTGCGGTGCGGACGCCCACCCGTGCACGGCCTCGGAATCGAACAGGTACGAGGAGGCGACCACAGAGCCGGTCGCGGCCAGCGCCCACGCGGGCAGCGCCACCACGCCGTTGACGTCGAGCGCACCGAACCGGGCCCGCACCGAACCGCTCGCGTTCGTGGGTCCCAGCGCCGGGTACAGCCGGCGGCCGGTGTCGTCGGCAGCCGCGACCAGAGCCTTGTACAGGTCGATCTGCGTGAACATGTTGTCCATCGAGAATCCGCCGCGCACGAACTGCAGCGCCGCGAACGCGGCGGTCAGCTCCTGGTCGAGGGTCTGCCCGGTGGTGCCGCCACCGGCGGTCAGTGAGATGCCGGTCGGGGTTGCCGCGTCGAGCACCGCCACCGCGGCGGCCTCCAGCGCCTCGAACCACCCCTTCTGCATCTGCCGCCAGATGAGGTTGGAGATCTGTGGGTTGCCGCCCTGGTCCCACGTCTCCCGAGAGATCTTCGCCTTACCGGACAACGCCACCGGGGTGACGGTCGCGTTCGTCACGGTGAACGTGCCCGACGACGGCTCGGTGCCCTCGGTGTGCGCACCGACCAGGCTGCCCGCGCTGTTGAACTTCGGGAACGTGAACGGGGTGATGTCTGTCAGCGTCCCCTTGTTGATGGCATCCCAGACGGGGTACCGGAAGTCGCGCTGATCGACGTACATGTCCGGCCGGTTGCGGGTCGGGTTCAGCTCGTTGACGTCGGTGGTGATGACGTCGAACTGCGCCTGTACGAACGACATCGCACGCTCGTGGGCGGCGATGTCGCCGTCCCGCAGTGCGGCGATCAGGTCGGCCGAGAAGTCGTGCGAACCCCGGTGGATGTTGCCGCGCCGGTCGAGCCGGTACGGTGCCGCCTCGGCGACGAACGTCTGTGTGGTCGCCCGCACGGGGTTGACGGTCTGGCGCTGCTCCGGCGCGGGGGCGATACCCAGCGGCTGCTGGCGGGCCTGCGCGAGCAGCTGCAGGACCTGGTCCATGCTGAACGTCTGCGCCGGAGCCGGCACCACGGCCGGAACGGCGGGAGCCGAGGTCGTCTCGGCCGTGGTCTCGGTCACGGGATCTCCTTCTGCGGTACGGCTCGCAGCCACTCTGGTCACGCGAGCGTTTCCGAACGACGGTTCGGGAGTGAGCGCCACATGGCGCAGGTCTGCGCGGCGGACCAGCACACCGGTCTTGTCCCGCGGGTCCGGGGTGGTGTCTGCGGCCATGTCGAAGTCGACGCCCACGGACAGGCCGTCGAGGACCTTGTCCTCGGCGAGCTCCAGCGCCCGGTCACCCTCGGGGCCGCGCGCAACCTTGAACCGGGCGTGCACGCCGTCGGAGACGCTGGTCAGCTTCTCCGCGTAGCCAACGGTCTCGCGGACCTCGTGGTGGGTGTTCAGCTTCACCCGGGTCGGGTCGGACCACTGCAGCGCGCCCTTGGAGAACCGGAACCGCAGACCGAACTTCGTGCCGACGTCGCCGTACGGCAGGATCAGACCCTCGATGATGCGGGCGTCGCGGTCCACCGAGAACCCGGTCACCGGCACGTCAGCGAACTGCATGGCCGGGCCGTCGAACGTCATCGCGGCGAGTGCCGACGCGTCGACCGGAACCATCGGTTCCGGCTCCGGTGCGGGTTTAGGTGCGACATCCGTCGCACCTGCGGGTAGGGGCGGCAGGCCTTCCTCTTCGCGGATCTCGTCCACAGTGGTCGCCCCCATGTCGAGGTACACCTGGTACACCTGCGCCCGCGTCAGCGGATCGGCCCTCATGTAGTCGTCGAGGTCGAACACGACCTTGTAGCCGCGCTTCGTCACGTCCGGCATCGAGAGCCGGTCGGTGATGGCGCGCATGTACGGGGACAAGGTGTCGTTGATACGGTCGCGCCGGCGGTCGACCGCGTTCGTGTACGTCCGCGACGTCGTCGAGATCCCCAACTCCTCGGGGTCCACGCCCAGCGCGTTCGCGATGTCCAGGCCGGCTTGCTTCTGCAGCTCGACCAGCTGTAGGTCGGCCGGCGACGGCGCATCGACCGTGTTGTACTTCAGGGCGGCCGGAACGTAGGCGGTGCCTCGCTTCTTACGCTGTGCCGACCACTTCGCCAACTCCACTTTGACGTCGTCGTCGTCGATCGGGTCGGCACCCTCGGCCGGCGTGAAGTAATCCATGGGCCTCGGGTCGTCGGCGTACATGCGGGCGGCCTGGTCGAGCAGGATGGCCCGCTTGATGGCCCGGCCCCCGACCTTCAGCAGCGCCGGGTTCGGGGAGTCGAAGCGGATGATTTCCTTGCCGGACAGCGGTTTCCCGTCGACCCACACCACGCCGTCGCGCGGGTCCATGCCGCTCGGCAGCGGTGACACCGGCCGGTCCTTCGGCGGGTCCGTGGTCACGGTGGAGACGTCCAGGTGTTGCGCCGAGGCGGGGTATCCGTCCCAGCCGAACGCGAGGATCTGCCACCACGCGACCGATTCGAACAACAGGTCCTCGAGCGTCTGCGCCAACGTGACCACGTTGGCGACGTTCGGGTCCAACTGATCCAGCAGCGGGTTCGGGACCACGCGCCGGTCCGGGCCGCGCTGGATCAGCGGCAGCGTCGAGATCGAGCAGATCAGGTTGCGGCCACGCTGGACCGCCGGAACCGACAGCGCCTCGGTGCGGCCGACCCGCGGCGCGGTACCGCGCCCCAACATCTCGGCGATGACCGCGTCGACCGGGCGCGGCGCCGTGTCGAACGTGGCAGTGGGGCCGTGGTGCAAGGTGAAGAAGAACTCACCGACCCGGCGCCAGAACCCCATGCTGCAATCATGGCACGTCGTGCCACTTGGCAGGCCATGACGCTTGACACGGCGTGCCGCATTTTGCTAGTCGGCGACGACCAGCCGAGGTTTGCCCACCGGTGCCGGCAACGTCCTAGCCAGGAACACCGCGCCGGCCGCCGCGTAGGCGGCGTCACAGTGCCCCTCGCCCTTGCGACTGAAGACCCACGCGTCGCCCCGCTTCAGGCGCTCCGCGCCGCCGATGTGCGCGTCGAGCAACGGGTCTCCGGAGTGCGCCACCCGGCCGGCGGTGACCTCCTTCGCGAGGCCCATGCACACGGCCGTCACCTCGCCGCGGATCTCCTCGACGGTGATGCCGGCCGGCGGCCAGCCCGGGCGGGCCTTCAGGTCGGCCGCCAGCGACGCGGCCGGGCCCGCGGGTAGCCATCCCAGCGCCTGCGGCCGAACGCGCGCCAGCAGCCGCGGTAGGTCACGGCGTAGCCGGTCCGTGCACGCCGGTCCGTCCCACGCGGCGACCACCTCGACCCGGACCCGGTCGTCTGGCAGAACGGCGGCGGCGACCAGCGTCGCGTGCAGCTGGTCCGGCGCCACGTCCAAGCACAACGCGACTCGCGACCGCGCGGCCGACAGGTCCCCCACGTCCAGGCAGCGACCCCACGCCCCCGGGTCCACAGCCGGGTCCAGCACCTTGACCCGGATGCACATCACCTCGGTTTTGAACTCGGTCAATGCCTCGCCACCAGCGTCGACCGCCCGGCGGGCGTCGGCGAGCAGATCGCGCGACCTCTGCCCGCGCCGGTTCATGTTCGGATTGGCCTGCGCCAGCGCGTCGATGTCCGTCGGATCGGCGACGCGTTCGGCGGACCACTCGGCGAGGAACAGGTCCGTGTCGGGGTCGTCGACCGCCACCTCGGTACCGTCCGGCAGTTCGCGCACGGCGGCGGCCCGCAGGTCGTTCAGCACGACGGAGCGGTCAGAGCCGGCGTTGCTCAACAGCCAGGCATGGGCGCCGTCGATCGCGCCCATGGTGCGCACCAGGGCACCCCACGCGGAGTAGTCGTAGTGGTGGCGCAACTCGTCGAGAAACAGGCGCTCCACACTCAGCGAGCGACCGCCCTCCTCGTTGGATGCGTCGATGGCGTAGCGCGAGTCCCACGGCTTCCCGTCGGCGTCGAACTTCGGCGTCCATAGCTCGACCTCGCCGTTCGTCTCGCGGTACCACCGGCGGTCGCACAGCCCGTCGAGGCCCGACGTCTCGATCAGCTTGCGGGATTTCCCCCACATCTTTTTAGCCATGTTGACCTTGGTGGAGGTGCCGAGGATCTGCCCGACCTTCTCGACGAAGAGCCAGTACGGGACCAGCGAGACCGGGATCTCGGTCTTGCCGTTCTGCCGGGACGCCAGGATCAGCCGGTACCGGAACCGCTGCGACCCGTCGGGCAGCAACTCCCCGGCGTGGACCACGCTCCAACGCT